GTCAAGGCGCAAACCGCGCTCCAGAAAGCGCAGCTCGACATGCAGATTAAGCAGGCGCAGGCGCAGAACGACGCCTCCGGGAAAGCCGCCAAAGTGCAGTCTGACACTTCTGTGCAGGCCGCTAAGGTACAGGCGAACGCCGCCCTGAAAGCGCAGGAAATGCAGCTGGAAAAACAGCTCGACTACGCCCGCCTCATGCAGGGGCAAAGAGGCTCTGGCCTTACCGACATTAAGGAGCAATCCGTATGACCGTCACACAGAAAGACAGAGAGAACGCGGAAACGGCGTACCGCATCCTTTCCAGTCCCGTTTTTATCGGGGCCGTAAAGAAGGTGGAGTATGGCATATGTTCCCGCTGGAAGGGGGAACTGTCCCCACAGGAGCGTGAAGACCTGTGGCGTGACTTACAGGCCCTCCACAGAGTACAGGCCTGCCTTCTCCGCACAATCGAGGACGTGGCTTTCTCTACCAAGGAGAGCGTGTTCCTCAATATGTTGAATAAAATCAAAAAATTATGTAGAGGTTAGTTTATGGCGAATGACGATCAGACCGCGAATACGGCCATCGATAGCACCACGTCCCCCGCTCCCGCTGAACCGTCCCCGCTTGAGAGTGTGGACGATATTGTTTCCGCCCTGAACGGGGATGATAACGCCGCCGGCGATAATGCCGGTGAAGAGAACGAGCCCAATCCGGGCGAACAGCCCGATGACGCCGGACAAAACGGGGAAGGAGAAGGGCAGGGGCAGCCGGCCGCTCCGGTTGAACCGGCAGAAGTCCCCATGCCGGAAGGGTTCAACGCCGATACCTGGGGAAAACTTGCACCTGACGCCCGTTCGGCCGTGCATGCCATGGCTGAAGCCCATGCACAGGCCATAGCACAGGAGCGGCAGACCGTTCTTAATGAGCGTGCAGACCGCGACAATCAGATCAACGCCGCGGCTACCCTGCTCGGGCAGGCCAATCAGCTCATAGACGAGCTGGCAAAGGCTGAGTATGCCGGTATCGACTGGCAGGCCCTGAGCGAACAGAACCCGTCTGAGTATATCCGCATGGCACGTGAAGTGCAGAAGCGCACAGACGCTGTACAGGCGCTCGGCGCCCGTATCCGGCAGACCGCGCAGGCTATAGAAGCCAAAAGGGCGCAGGAGTACCAGCAGGCCCTCTCCGCCGAGTATCAGACCGTCGAGCCCAAAATCCGCGCCCTTATCGGGGACGGCTACGACGGCAAGAAGTATACGGCTGAGGTCTACCAGTATATGAAGGATGCGGGCATTCCGGACAAGGCTATCAACAGCCTGTCCAAGGGGTACGAGCTTGAGCTTGTCACAAAGGCAATGCTCTATGACCAGATGGCGAAAGCCCGCGCCGCCGCCGCGCAGAAAGTCGCGGAGGCGCCCAAGGTACAGGCCCCTTCCGGCGTGAGGGATGATACCGCTTCCGTTCAGAAACAGGCGTTCGCCAATTTCCACAAAAACCCGAACAGTACAGATGCACTTGCGGCCGCCCTCGCGGCCATGGACTAGAGGAGGATAAAACATATGGCTGTAGTTAGCGGACAGGTTAAGGATGCCAACGTCAACGGCAAGCCCCGCGATCTCTCTAAACTGATTTTTGACGTGTCCCCTACGGATACGCCGTTCCTGACTATGTGCGGCCGTACTACCGCGTCCCAGACCCTGCACGAATGGCAGACGGACGCCCTGACGGCCCCCGGCTCTAATGCCCAGAAAGAAGGCATTGATGTTACCACTTTCGCAGGCTCCAACACGACGGAGCTGAGCAACAAAACCCAGATCCTGATGAAGGCCGTGAACGTTTCCGGTACTGCGCAGGCTGTTGTTCAGAACGGCGTAACCAAGCAGTACACTCATCAGATGGCCCTTCGGATGAAAGAGATTAAGAAGGACCTCGAATTCGCCCTTCTGAGCAATCAGCTGGCTGCCGGCGAAAGCACAAGCGGCAGGCTGATGACGGGCCTTCCCTGCTGGCTTACCACCAACTTTGCCGGTGGTGCTTCCGGCACGGCCGCTACTTCTTCCGCTGCCTGCGCGGCCGGTACGGCCCGTGTCCCGACTGAAGCCATGCTGAAGGCCCTGCTCACCAGCATTTACAATACTGGCGGCAACCCGAATACAATTATGATGGCCCCTGACATTCGCGTAAAAATGTCTGAGGTTCTGACCGGCGGAAGCACCAAAATGGAAAAGGCGGAGATGAAGAAGGCTACGGCCGTTATTGACGTGTACGTCTCCGACTTCGGTTCTCTTAAGCTCGTGCCGAACAGGGTGCAGGCATATGTGACCTATTCTAAGGCCTGCGCCTTCGTTCTTGACCCTGAATACTGGAAGGTGGCGTACCTGCGTCCGTTCCAGGAACAGCGTCTCGCCGTAACCGGCGATTCCGAGAAGGGCTTTATCGTGGCAGAAGCTACGCTTGAGGCCCGCAACGAGGCCTCTTCCGGAGTACTGGCTGACCTTAAGGCTGCCTAATTTTGCGGGGCCTGCCTCTGGGCGGGCCCCTTTTGGAGGATACATGAGCGTCAATCTCCAGCAGGGGAAAGCCGGACAGATCCTTGAGCGCCGCAATGACGGCGTGACGGACTATGTGACGGACGACTTCCGCCTCTTCCGGGAACAGGACGTTACGGACATTCTGCGCCTGAATAAGGCCGCGCGTGACCGTGACCACTTTAAGGGGTTCCGGTTCGCCCCCACGTTCCGCAGGGTGGCGAGCATCCCTGTAGCCGCTGTGGACATAGCAAAAGCGCAGGGGCTGGATATTCTCAACGACCCCGACGACATGAGAAAGTTCCTCAACGACCCGGCGAACGCAGCGTTTCGGACAACTCATGAAGTTGTCTAGTTGTGAAATGGGAGTTGTTCAATGGCTGATCTGACAACTTATGAGGGCCTGAAGGCGGCGATTGCCGACTACCTCGGGCGCGAGGATCTGTCTGACCGTATCCCCGTATTCATCCGTCTGTGGGAACAGCGCGGGAACCGGACACTGCGCCTTAGGGCGATGGAGCACAGGGCGCACGCCTCTCTTCCTAAAGGACAGGGCCAAATGCCCCTCCCGATGAAGCGGGTGCCCGGGCAGTGGGACGTGTTTCTTGAGATGAGGGATATTGTCTGGACGCCCCCCGACGGGAACGGAAGCGTTAATCTGTGGTATGCCTCTCCCGACGAATACGCGCTTTTACTGGAGAAGACGGGCCGGCCGTACTGTTTCACCATCGAAGCCAATGACTTGTTCGTTTTGCCAACGCCTGATCAGGCGGGCAAGCTCCAGCTGACCTACTACGCGGAAATTCCCCCGCTCGGGGATGAACAGCCTGATAATGAAATCCTGCTGCGGCATCCTGACCTGTACCTTTACGGCTCGCTCGTGGAATCCGCGGTTTTTACCCGCGGGAGCGTGCCGGTTGACATGTGGGCTCAGTATTACAGGCAGGCCGTGGCGGACATCAGCCAGCAGGAGACGCAGGCCCGCTACCCTAAAGATATTAGCATGCGGCCCATGAGGAGGACATAAAATGAGCCTGACGAATTACGGTGAAACGTATGTGCTCGGGTTGGTCAAAAGTGCCAAGACATACTACCTCGGCGTGCTGACTGCTGCGCCCACTGACAGTTCTGCCGGAACGGAAGTGAGCGGCGGCGCGTATGCCAGACAGGCTATTACATTTGCGGTGCCGGTATCTGGCGCCCCTTCCAGTATGACCAACGCCGCCGCTATCGAGTTCCCAACGGCTACGGCAGGGTGGGGAACGGTGGTTGCGTGGGGCGTGTATGACGCCGCTACGGGCGGAAACCTTGTGTGGTACGGCTCCCTGTCCACGGCAAAAGAATTATCAGCCAACGACACAATTATTGTGCATGCCGGCGACCTGAAGCTCACCATAGACTGATGCGCGACTTCACCCTTGACGATTTTGACCGCCTTTTTGGAGCGGACATAGACGGGATGGGAACCGTCTCACTGGACGATTCTTATATCGCCGGAGATGCCGCCGTGCTCAATGCCGTATCGGGGGAGGATGGGAGGCTTGTACGCGCAAGACGGTATGCCCCTGAAGGGCATGCACAGACTGGCGGCGGGTTCTTCGTTCGCAGGGCGTGGGTGCCCGGCGACGCTGTTTCACCCTGTGCCATTCTGTCAGGCGGCAATCTCACCTACAGACGCGGTCTTGTGTATGCGGGAACAGCTGAGGCCATAAGCGGCGAAACCTTCAGTTATATCAGGGTTCGTTTTTTTGCCTGCCCTGATGACTGGGGAACGGGACAGCAGCTGCGCTTCACCTTCCGCGGCTGGGCATGGTCTCCGGAAGACCGTGCTGCGGGTGTGTGGACGGAAGATGAGCGCCCCGCCGGCGTATGGGTGCGCACCGGTACATTTTCGCAACAGACG